GATCAGCTACAATATCAGCAGCAGTCGCTAGCCTAAAATCATTTTGTACTTCCATGATATTCTGTTTATTTGGCTTCAGTGTTCCCATACCACGAGATGATACACCAAGATTAGCACCTGACTTTAATAGACCCTTAGCGATATTGCCCATCGGTGTGTCAGTTAATTTAGCTTTACCGATATAATTATTACCATCTTTCTTTAGATCTGTAATCATATGTGATACACGATCAAGATTAATTTGAGGTCCTGCTGGATGTCCGAGTTCACCATAGGCTCTGTTCTGTGCAATATTTTTTGTCAAATAGTCATTAACAGCGGTTTCCATCACACTCATGGGATAAATTCTACCATTACGATTTGGTGTTTCTGCTTGAAGAAAGATACCTTTGATATAGTGATCTTTTTCACCTGACTCTTTAGCTTCAGATATAAACTCTACTTGTTCAATGTCTTCTCTAATAAGTTTCATCTTTAACCTCTAAATGCTGCTGGTGTAGCAAATACTGCTACGTTTGCAGAGAGTAGATCTGTTGGTGCTTTTTGTACAAAAATAAATTGATTTGCTGGAAGTACAAAGGAAGCATATTGGGTTGTTGAGTTTGAATATAGATTTACTTGTGAAGTAGCAGAGGCAGATACATATACAACTGTAGAGTTATATACTGTATTCTGTGATGTAACAGATATTACATTATTGGATGGTTTAATAATTTGCATTAAAGTCTAGCTCCAACTTCAGCATCTACATTCATACCAGGGAATGTGATGGGCGTATCATTTGGTGCAGCTTGTTCTTTTTTATCACCATAGACCATATAGTCATGCACTGCAGTCACTTGGTCTTTTGCTACTGCAATTTTTGCTTGAACCCATGGTTCAACAACCATATCATCTGAAAGATACATAGCAAGAGCCATAGCTTTATTAGCTAAAGCACGAAGCTGTGTCTTTGCCATCTCAGCTGATTCGTCATCACCATTATCTTTTGACCCAAGTAATGGATTGACTAGAGACTCTTTGCAAGAAGCATTTTCATGAACTGGACAATATGTACCTTCATTCGTCATGTTGCATGCTGATTCAAAAACAGAAGGATGTTTTGGTTTTTGAACATCAACACCAAGTTTCTTTAATGCTGTTCTTGCTTGGTGTTCAACACTAGCGGCGTGTGTTAACCCCTTTGCTTTTGGATTATTCATTAAATCTTTAACAATTCTTTCGTGACGACCTTTATGATAATCAATTAATTGCTGTTTATCCATTGCTTCTTCAAAAGATTCTTCATTCACGGGCTTTGCAAATAAAGGACTCACTTTGCCAACAAGCATAGTCTGATGAACGTCATAGCCTTGTTTTTCTAGATGCTTTGCAGCAATTTCGTGTCCTTCGTTGGGAGTCTTCATTTTTACATGAAGTCGTACGATCTTTGTAGGACCCCTGTCTTTAGATACTTGTGCTTTAAATGCATGAACTTCTGTTGGCTTTTCTACATTTTTCTTTGCTGCTTCATACACGGCTTCTGCTTCTTTTTGCTTATTACCGTGTTTATTTTCTTTTTCATCATCAAGCACATATTTTGTGGAAGCTTTATAAGGAGCGTCAGTATTACCGACTCTGTCTTCATGTTTTTCAGTTTTGTGCTTAGCAACCCAGTCTCTTTCGGCTTTAGCCTTAGGTGCATAGTCTACACCGGGATCCGTTCCAGTAGAACCAGGTTCTGTCTTAGAAGCTTTGACTCCTTTTAGGATGTCACTAAGTGGTTTCGCCATTTTCTTAATCCTCTAGTTCTTCTGTGTCTTCTACATCATTACTATTAAACATAGCATGTGCTACTTCTATTTTTTTGTTATCGATAGCAGTGGCTATCTTATCGACCATGATGTCTCTAAAAGCCGATTCAAAATCAGCTGGTTGCTGTTGCGCAGCGTAATAAATTAAATCACTCACGTCTACCATCATTCTTTATCCTTGTTTCTAGCAAGTATTTGTATAGCTGATTGATATTTAGACTGATCTATAGGTGAGCGTTTTGATAACTTACTTAATCTGTCTACAGTCTTTTGAGCTTCAGCTACTTTGTCTTGCGAATCACCACTCGGTTGTTGATCATCACCGGGTTGTTGATCTATTTGGTCTTGTGAAAAAGAATCTTCACCAGGTTCAATCTGATTCATGTTCCAACGAGGATCTTTATCTTCTTCAGCAATCTCTTCATCCATGTCTTCTATCTGTTCATCAGACTGCTTAAATACATTCTTTCTGACAAACTCGTGTGAGAAGTATTTACCTATCAACTGATTCTGATCCATGGAAGAATACAATTGAATTCTGTTCTGTAACACGTCAGCGTCTTTTAGCTCGGTAAAATAATTGTCTCTAGCAAAGTCATACTTGATGTCTGGAGATATGTTCTGCCAGTCTTCAATAGACATAATACCTTTTAGTACTAGCTGTTTTTCTAGTAATTCAGTGAATAGTTGTGAAAACCTACCACGTAATCTGCTTACAAACTTAGAAAACTTGACTTCATCTCTGGTTACTTCAGTGGCTCTACCTATAGAAAACAACGCGTCTGAATTTAGACGATTGACTGGGACGTTGAGTGTCTGATAAAGCTTCTTTTGAAAGTATAAAACGTCGTCCATCTCACCGAGAGTCTGTCCACCAGGAAGAGTCGTGACTTCTGTTCCCTTGCCACCTTCTCTACGTGGTAACCAGTAATCTTCTAACATGGTCATGAATTTACGATCATCTCTCACTTCACCGGTAGCACCATCGTATATGAGACGATTCTTGTGTTTTATCATAATGTCACGAACGTATTGTTCAGCTTTCATCTTGGGTAAGTTACCCACGTCGATGTACCAGATTCTTCTTTCAGGTGCCCTGGCTAACCTGTAAATGATAAGTGCGTCTTCGAGCGTACGCAACTGATTTAAAGCTTTAATACCTTTGTGTAAGTAAGAAAGCACCATTGTGCCCTGAGTATCAGTCAATCCAGAAGTCACGTGTACTATGGAATCTTTAGCAATCTTTAGTCCGGAAGTAGCTGGACCCACAACTTTGTTACCATAGTTGAAGCCACGGTCGTTATACATGAAGTATTCATTTTGTGTTCTAGCTATGACTGATGAACCATCACTTCCATCAGAACCTGGAGTCCTCTTTTTTACTATCTCACGAATCTTTCTGATTTTTCTTGGATCAATGTATCTTACTTCTTTGATACCTGATTTAAGATCTTTTTCATCTATGATTACATGATAGTATAGTCTTCCATCAATGTACCAACGCCTATAGATCTCGTAAGCTCTTTTTTGAAAATTTAGAATGTTTAGTACGTTGAGGAATTCTTCACGAATAGCTTTTTTTACTTTTTCAGTAACGTCTAAGTTATCGAGTATTACTGACACTATAATGTCTTCATCAATCGAGATCGACTCGTTAACTATCTCGTCGATAGCGGAGTCGATCTCGGGTTGAAGTGACATTTCACGATACTTTGTCACCAGTTCTGCTTCTGTTCGAACAGTGCCGTCTAGATCTACGTAAGTCCCAAAAGCACCGCCGGCAGCAACCATGACAGCACCATCATCTTGCTCTCTTACAGCAAATGATGGTGCTACCTCAGGTTCCGTCTTTCGAACAAACTCAAAACCAAATAATCTCATGATATGTAATTACTTTATATTAAGTGGGGGCATCACCGAGTACAATTGTACCAGCACCTTGACCAGCACCAAGATTAACATCAGTTCTTGTTCTTCCTAATTGTCTACCAGGAATCCAATAATCATATGCAAATGTAACATTAAATGTTTGAATAGTATTTGTTGAATCCCAATCCAATTCCATTGCTGAAATTTCTAATGGAAATAAGCCTACAAAGGTGTATGCTGCAATGGGATTAGTTACACCAATTTTACCGTATTGTGTTACTACAGCATCAGCTGCTTTATATACATTACGTTCACTGCGTTTAATATTGTCTTCATATGTATTAATATTAAAAGACCATTCTTCAAACATTGATCTAACGTCAAAATCTTCATCATTCATAATTGTAACAGACCAATCTGCAAATGATCTGTCACCAGCTAATTTAATTTTTCTACCAAAATATGGTACTTCTACTGGTGCAATAGAAGAAGCAGGGACAGAAGATGCTCTGCACGTAAATGTAAATTTTGAAAGAGCATTAGTAACACCGGGTGGTAAAGACATCTCTACACGAAAGAGAGAGGGGCGAGCACCCCCTCTTGTTAAACCATTAGCTTTAAAGTTATTAATATCAAAAGCCATTTTTATAACTCCTTGTTATAATTTATTCTATTTATCGACCGATGACTGTGCTAAACTCTACACCGCTACGAACCGCAACAAAATTCAACTGGATGAAGTTGATGGAGCGGTTTGGCTTGATATAGATATCACCACGAAACTCGTTACGATCAATAACTTCAGGAGTGTTGTTGGTAGCGTCACACACGACTAGGAAGTCTGTGATGCCTCTGCGACCCTGAACTTCACGCAGGTATGGGTTGATAATGTTTCTGAATTGAGTTCTTGTGAAGTCATCATTGAACTCAAATAGTGTAGTTTTTGCAACGTCAGAGATAGCTTTCTCAAGAACAATGAAGAGTCTGCGGACGTTGATACGGTCGAAAGCAGATGGCTTAGAAGTAGCAGTTCTATCACCATAGAGGAATGTACCTTGACCGGTGAATGAAACCACTGGGTTAATGGCATTAGTATAGATTAAGTCACGCTCAGCTTGGTTAGGATTGAAACGAAGCTTCACGACGTTTTTGATCTGACCGCGTGTCAGACCAGCCGGAGACCACCAAGCGTCATTAGTCTGATCGGTGCGAGCACAGAGACCAGCGATGTCACCGTTTAGTGGAATGTAACGATACACGTCATTGTAACGATCATACATGTACTTATAACCAGAGTCAATCACAGCATATGTAGTATCAGTCACAGCACCACGCCAGTTAACAATAGATTGAGCTTCTGAACCTGGGTTAGAAGTAACAACACCATCATCTGGAGATACAAACACAATGCAGTCTTTACGAACACTAGCAATGTTATCAATTACATAGTTAGCAAGTTGGAACTTAGAAACTGTTTGACCATTTACAGTGGTAGAACCACCGACTGGCTTACCGGTGATGATTAGACCGATGTTCACAGCTTCGGCGGACTTATATAGGTCATAAGCAGAAGCTAATACACCGAGAGTTGCTGAGCTCTCTGAGTAACCGTCTTGACCACCAGCAAAGTCTAATCTAGTTGGCTTAGCATTAGAAGATGTAACCACGTTAGTGGCTGTATTAGATACTGCACCGGTACGATCATTTGCCCACCAGATGTATTGTGAACGATTATTGATCACGCTCTTGTAATAGTTAGTAGAACCATCAGAGTTCTTAGCGTCTGTAGCGCGAGATAGACCCTGATAAACTTCTAGTACTTGTCCTGGAACACCAGTGAACTTA